TTTGTCCGCCACTTCTGCTTAGTCCAATCCTTTAAACTTTTTTGTGACTTAGCTAACGCCATCAACGGCCCCGTTCATCCATGAACTTCAGTTGTGTTTCGACGACCGACAGACGACGACGCGTCTCCGCCATGTGGTCACCAATCGCATGCAGACGTTTCATCTCTTCGAGCATGTTCTCTAACGTGCGACCATGGTCTGCAACATCGCGCTGTAGGTTCACGTTCTTTTCGATAGCCATCCGTGAGGCGACCGTGCCTACTTCTTCTTTCAAGATCTCTACCGTCTGTGCTTGCTGGCTGACCCACCAGATGATACCACCCGCCTGCAACAAAACGGTGACAATCAGGGCCAGCGGAATCTTGTTATCGAAATTCATTTTTTCCGCGCCTCCGTTTTCTTTTTCATTTGATTAATAAATTTACGGTAGACGGCAGCCGGTCCCGTTTTCTTGGCCACCCTCGCCCGCTGCTCCATAGCAATCGCCGCCTGTATCTTGTGCGCGTGCGCTCGCCCG